GGGGCGCGGGGGATGCGGGGCCCCAAGTTAGGGTATTGTACTCGTCGCCTTGCTAGAGGCTTGTTACAGGCTCCGCCACACGAGATCCGGCTGACCTGATCCGCTTCAAATACCGAAAGCACGGATCGTTAAAAAAAACAGACGTATGCCGACTATCCTCATATCGGCTTTCTTCGTATTCAGAGAGGAGTTTTGTTATATAGTCGTCTGCCATAACGTCCGCGCGCCTTGCGTGACAATGCCCGTAATGGAGCACCGTTGCCCATATATGCCGGATGGTATACATAGAGGCGCGCGTCCGCTTTGTAGGATTCAAAATGCGAACAAGAACATGAAAATGTTCTCGTCCCCCACGCCCAACTTCCCAACGTATAGCCGTGCAAAATTCATTCGGTCTTAACTTTAGATAGCGAGCGCATTTACGATGCCAACGCCAAAGACGACTCATCTGATCTTCAAAGGTTGGTTGATCCCACCACTTACCAAGTTGGTAAACAGACCAAGACCCGTCAGTCTTAATCAGTTGGTAAAAATCATCATCCATTGAAGGAGCGTGCGTAAGGGTAATGAAAAAGTCCCAATTCACACTCTTAACGAGTAACGTCTCCGGCGCTGGCATTCGTAAGGACATACTATTTTCCAGCGAGCGGATGTAGTGTGCCCTTGATGTATGCAGTTCCATTAAAAACAGAAAGACTGGTCATTCCAATCTGTCTTTTCTGCCCCCTCTGAATCTCTGTGGCTCGATCGACATCAAGCGAAAAAAACGCCCGACACATATCCTTTCGATCTGTATCAAGAAACGTGATCCTCTTGACAATTTCACCTTGTTTCGGGTTGTCTTTCCCCGTGATTGTATGGTCAATGACGTCAACACACTCTAGTTCCAGTTGCATATTTTACCCTTTCATTAGTTCTTCAGCAGACAACCCACCGAAGTTTTTTTCTCTATGTTCCATCACCCTATCACCTAGGATTTTGGCAGATTCAATTTCTTCCAGATGGTCAGAACGACGCACTTGGTTTAAGACTTGAAAAACATCGTTTTGATGAAGCGCAACCCCTTTAGAACGAAGAAATTCTGAAATTTCGCTATGGGTAAGATCACCGATCTTTTGCAGATAAACAACGACCTCCGCATAGTCCATAACCTCAAGAGGGTAAACCTCTTTTGCCAATTCCAAAAGTCTAGTTGCGTGTTTTTTACCCATTACCCCAGTTTGTTCACCTCTTTAGCCTGTTCAGTTGCTTCCAAGCCGACAATTCAGCCATGCTCACCTTGCCGTCACCATTGAAATCACAACACTTTATGCAAACGATGGCAACCAATGGCCGGATACGTTTTGACGCAATCGGGCGATATTTTTTGTTTGTTCGTGGATCAATTTTCTGCCCTGTCCGTTCAGCGCCGTTCAAGATCCCGAAGGACAGAAGGAAGGTTAAAGCGATTTTTGAAATACAGTTTTTCATCATCTTCAGTTGTTACGAACCCTGCCCCTACACTCTTTAAGGTTTGTTCCTCCAAAGAGAAGAACCTTCCGTCATCAGCAATCACCGTGAACTCAAAACCGCCCTTCCGTGGAATCAGACGGTAGCTCAAAATCATAGTCCGCTCTACACTTTCAATTTTGGCCTCTACGGCTGACGGAACTTCCACCGTATTAGTCCCCTGCAAAACGGACGAGGAAAGCACTACCCGATTTGTACGCAAGTTGTCAACATTATTCGTTTGCCCTGTGATAACCTTTGTAAACTTCTTCTTGCTTTCATCCGCTTGGCCAACAAGAGCCTCAACCCCTTTTTTGCCAAAATAGGTCGGAACCAGATAAACCAGATAACCAAGCAGAAGAAAGGCCGGAAGAATCCACCAATAAGAGATCCCGCCGCGCGCGTCTTTGTTCTTGTCAGCTTGCTGCCCGTCTTTTGGGCCGAGCCCAACGCCGCGCGCCGTTTCATAACAATCGGCTTGCTTGATATCCAATTTGAAATAGGAACTTTCAAGCGCAGAATCCAAACGTGAACCCGTTGGCATATTCATAAAGGTTGAACGGGCAAACATATTGGGTTGCCGAAAAAACATAAACTTCTCCATCCCGTGATTACGTAAGACCGTGTAATCCTGCGCGATGGATCTGAATTGGGAATCTACATTTTTGGGAGCTTGAGAAATCAAAATCACATCGTCACCCAGTTTGCGATGTTGGGAGGCGTAGAACAAAACCGCGCGGCCCAATTCCTGCCAGTCCCTAGCACCAAAGACAATGTGCACTTCATCTAGAACATAATACACCCCCCCATCCTGCGCGCCGTCGATATCATAGCCAACTGCCTTTTCCTTTGAGTCCAGTTCAACGTCAAGAAATACCAACTTCCCTTTTGCATCAGTCTTACGAACACGATAGAA